CGCGCCCCGCTGGTGCGGCTTGAGCGCCTTGCTGATCTCCTCCGCCGGAACGTCGAATCCGGCATCCGGCGCGACCACCCGCTTGGTGCGGAGAAACTCTTCATAGGTCATAGATATTCCACTGCCCTTCTTAAGCCGTTTTAGCCGAAACGCACATTTCCGGAAGATTGGCCCGTACAAGCGCCGTCGGGATCGGAGGGCACACAGCGTTTCCGCATCTTGCCACCTGTTCGCTCTTGGGATAGCCTTTCCCGTCTGCATCCACGTCGATGATATAGTCCGAAGGAAACCCCTGTGCGTCAAATAGTTCTCTGGGCGTGAGCATTCGAAGGCCAATATCTACGATTTTATAGTCCTGCCCACGCACAGTCACAAGTCCCATTCTATCCTTGACGGTGATCGTCGGTGCAGGCTTTTCGCAGGAAACGGCATTATCGCCAGAGCCGTAATATTTGACGAGGAAAGCGCGCACCTCTCCGAAGTGGTTACTCTTGGCGGTTATCGTGTTCAGCGGGTCATCTACCACTTGGCCGTCGCAATAGTTGTTGAATTGAGTAATATACGCAGCGCATACAGCATTGTGGTCAATCGCCGTTACGGTCGGAAGGGGATCTCCCACATCGCTGGCAGGGCTGGTATTTCCTCCGCCATAGAATTTCGATATGAACGCAGATACCATACCGTATCGGTTGGACGCATCCACCGTCATGATGGGTTTGTCCACCGTCTGCCCGCGTACACCATCGTCTTGTTCGCTGTGATATTGGATTATAGACGGGGCAATAAGCATGTGATGACCGCCGGTAGTGATCGTCCCGATAGGTTCCCGTGCATCACTGCCCACGGCATTTTCGTTATTCCGCATCAGCACCGGAACACACACGCAATGCTCCGCTTTGGAAACAACCGTCCGCAAAGGCTCGCTGACGCTGTACTGTCTGCCGTCGCCCGCGAAGCCCGTTTGAGCAATGGAAACAATAAACGGTTTTGGGTTGTTTACAACAAATTTCATAATTCCTTTTGCAATGCGCCGCATCGTGTTTTCAGACAACGGACGCACAGCCCGGATACCGTATTGCTCCATGATTTCTTTGGAACTGGCAAAGATGGATGGACATGGCAGGGAGAAGTCCAGCACATCCGCCACTGGGACCCAAGGCTTCTTTATACCGACAGCAACTTCAAGGCTGTCTGGAGCAGCGTGCGTAGGTTCTGGCCACACAATCCGTCTCCCGTCGCAACGGGCAATCAGGAAAAACCTCTTTCGGATTGTCGGCGCTCCGTAGTCGCAGGCACGCAACAGCCGGTACTCCACGTGATAGCCAAGCTTTTCAAGCTGACCCACAAACCGTCGGAACGTTTCTCCCTTGTAACGGGGATCTGGCCGGTTTTTCTCGTCCAGGCGTCCCCAATCCTGGAACTCCTCTACATTTTCCAGCATGATAACGCGCGGATGAACAGCCTTTGCCCACTTTACGGCAACCCATGCAAGGCCACGAATTTTCTTGCTGACTGGTTTTCCGCCCTTCGCTTTGGAGTGGTGCTTGCAGTCCGGGGAGAACCATGCGAGGGCCACTGGTCGGCCGGCGCAAGCCTCTACAGGATCAACCTTCCACACATCCTCTGTGTAATGCTCCGTTGCCGGGTGGTTTGCTCTATGCATGGCGATGGCCGCCGGATCGTGGTTGATGGCAATATCCACGCTTCGGCCAATGGCTATCTCAATTCCGGTAGATGCTCCACCTCCTCCTGCAAAATTATCCACAACGATCTCGTTCATTACGCCACACCCTCCACTCTCACAGGCATCACAATGGCCCGATACCTTACGTCCTCCATATCCGCCTGCACGCATAGCATCTTTGTCTTTGGGCTGAACACAAGCCCGGCCTGCGCATCTTTCACAGCCGCGACAGCCGTCATCAGGTGCGCGGCGTTGTACGCATAGCTGCCTTCCTCCGCTTTCCCTGCCTCAACGCCGCTCACAGCTTCCGAAAACATCGAAAATGCGCCTTTTTTCTCAATTGTCAGGCCGTCTCCAGCCACACGAACCACGACGAACAGCTTGCTAAGACCGATAGCCAGTTCGCAGCGGTTCAGCACCGCTGCCATCTCCCGCGCCTCTACCCGGATAGGCTCAATCCCGCCCACGGCCTCAAACGCCTTTGTAAAATCAATCGGCGCGGCGGCGATCAGCATCGTGCGCAAAGACCACGCCCCCAGCTTCGTCAGCTCGATCCTCCGCCCATCAGCGCGGATCACCATATCCCCGTCATCCGCCATGGATGCGGCTTTCATCAGCGCATCGGCAGGAACCACGCAGTCAATATCGTTCGTCCACGTCGCCGGGGACTGCGCGCGCGCCAGTCTCACACCGTCGCACGCTTCCATCGTCAGCCCGTCCGGAGATGTGAACAGGCGTATGCCGGTCAGCGCCACACGCTGCTCCGTAATCGCGGCCACCGCATGCTTGACCGCGCCCACCATCGCGCGCAGCGTGCCGCACGGAATCAGGATGCTGTCATCCCCGTCCACCGGCGCCATCTGAGCAGGCTCCACGATTTCCCGTTCAAACGCCGCTTTTCCGCTGCCCTGCCTTATCCGCAGAAGTTCGCATGCCCGGCTTTGCCGTTCATGCTGTGCATGCAACCCGCATGATTGCCGCTCGCTCGCGGCAGGGTCTCCGCCCTGCCTTTGCTCGCTGCTGCCTTGGCTCTGCCGTCCTTCACGCGGCTTGTCCCCGTCCACTTTTATGGCAATATCCCCGTCCGTCAGCGCCTCGATGTATTTTGCCGCCAGCTTCGGCACCACGAAGCTCTCCGGCGCGCCTCCCCAGGAATCCTCCGTCGCAGCCACACCGCCGATCTCGATGCGCAGGCTGTCTCCGCTGATGATCACGCAGCGGCTCTCCGCATCATAGGCGATTCTTGCATTCTTGATTCCGGCCGCCTCATGGACTGCCGCTTTCAGCTCTTTTCCGTTAAAAATCATGCTTCTTCGCTCCTATCTCGCTATGCACGCATATGTCATGTGTCGCGGGTCAAACGCCATTCCGAATCCCACCGGCGTCCCGTTTCGCTGCTTGGCCAGATTCGCCCGGATGTACTGCATGTCACCTCGATCCAGAAAGGCCGCCACGGTGGCCCGGTCGCGTTCCGGCACCTCTTCGTCCCGCACGCTCTCCACCCTGTGCAGCAGCAGCACGTTGTCCGCGTCCTGCTCGATGTCTCCCGATCCCCTCAAGCTGTCCAGCGTCGGCATACGAAGGCGCCCCTTCGTCTCCGGCCTGCTCACCTGCGCCAGCGCCAGCACCGGCACCTCCAGCTCAAGGGCAATCGCTTTCAGCTCGTGGCTGACCGTTGTGATTCGCACATAGTCGCTCTCACATGCCCGCTTGACCTTCAGCAACTGGAGATAATCCACCACCAGCAGGTCCAGCCCGCGCGCGTCCCTGCGCCTGCGCGCCGCCGCCGCAAGGTCCTCCACCGTCGTTACGCTGAACGTGAACGGCATGCTGTACCCGGCCAGTTCCGCGCATGCGTCGCTCATGGCCGTCCAGTCGGTTTCGGTAAGCCCGCGCCCGGTCCGAAGTTTCCGCCCGTCCACCCCGCTCTGCGCGGCGATCAGCCGCTTGACGTACTGTATCGGCGACATCTCCAGCGAACACACCGCCACCTTTTTGCCCTTTGCGGCGATCTGCACGCCCATATAGGCCGCCAGCGCGCTCTTGCCCACACCCGGCCGCGCGCCCAGCACGGTCAGCTCGCCCGGAAAAAACCCGCCCATGGCCGCGTCAAGGTCCGCTATGCCCGTAGGCGTCACAGTCCCTCCGCCGCCCGCCAGCTTTTCCACGTCGTCCATGGTCATGCCCACCATGGCGCTCATCTCCTGCCAGGTCGCCTCGCTCCTGCCCACACGCCGAAGCTCCGCCATGGCCTTCTCCGCTGTCTCGTCCGGAGGCAATCCCTCGTCCGCCGCAGAAGCGGCCAGCCTCTCCGCGACCCGCTGAAGCATCCTTCGGGCGCTCAGTTCCTTGATGCGTTTCACGTACCCTTGTACGCCGCTGGGCGCGGGACATGCGCGAAAGCAGCCGATCAGATGCGCCTGCGCCTTCCCTTCGTCCTTTGCGCGTTCATCCCGGCGTATCTCGTAGCCTACCGTGCGGATATCGATGGGCTCCCGGCGGGCGCACAGCCTGTGCATCGCGCTCAGCGCCGCGCGGTTCAGTTCCTGCACAAAATCCTCCTCGCACAGCCCGGCAAGCCATTCCGCCGGGGATGATACCTGCATCAGCGCGCCGATCACCGTGTTTTCCGCAAGCTCGCTGTAAATCACTCAAACCCCACCTCCGCTATGTCCGGCACCGCCGCGCGTGCCTTCGCCTGTTCCGCGTCCATGCCTCCCGCGGCTCGCCATTTGCGCAGGATTCCCTCCACGTACCGCCAGCTTCTCGCGCTGGCCGGACCTGTCCCCGCGCGCACCACAGCCTCCAGCACCCACGCGGCAGAGTAGTCCGCCACGAGGGCGTTTGCCTTCCGCACGTCCGCCGATGTCTGTGGGATGCCGATATCGCGCGCCGCATCCAGCACCGCGTCAAAAGCCTCCTGCAGCTCTCGCGCCTCGTTATCGCTCAGCAGGGATGCGGCTTCATGGTCCACGCCCGCTTGTGGTCTGTCCCCGTCTCCGTCAAAGGGGGCTACGGGGGTTTTTCTTTTCTTCTCTTCTCTTCTCTTATAGAATGGTTCCAATGCCCCACCATGCTGGAAACATTCTGGTTTCATATTGGTTTCAATGTTGGTTTCAGTCCCGGCCCCTGATGCCGCCCTGCCCCTTGCAGCCCTCGCGGCTGCCGCAGCGGCGCACCTGTTGCCGTAGGTATTGGTACACCTGTCTATGCCCGCCTTTGCCTGCGGCCACAGGAACCGCTCGTTTCCGCGAAAGTCGGGCTCTGTTCCGGTCTGCGCATACCGTAGCATGGCCATGAACAGCCGCCCCTGTTCCGCATCGCCAAGCAGGGCCAGGGCATCGGCAAAGTCCGCATAGACTTTAATGTACTTCATGCCACTTGCCTCCCTGTCAGAACGGCAGATCTTCGCCGTCAACCGGCGTGTATCCGTCCTGCGATTCTCCGCTTTCACCTTGATTCCTCGGCGTCAGAAACTCCACATCCTGCGCCATCACCTCAAGGGACGCCCGCGCCGATCCGTCCTGCGCCGTGTAGGCATGCGCGCTCACCGTGCCGCATACAGCCACCTTTCGCCCCTTGGCCAGATACTTGTGGCAATTCTCGCCCATCGCGTTCCATGCCGATACGCGGAAATAGTCCGCCCCCTCGCGCCCCCTGCGGTTCACCGCCACCGTGAAGGTGCATACGTTCTTCCCGTCCTGCGTGGTTCGCAGCTCCGGGTCACGCGTGAGGTTTCCGATGATAGTCAGTCTGTTCACTCCGTATCCTCCTTTTTGTTCAGTCGCTCCATTTCTTCAATCATCTTCTGCCCGCATTCGGGGCAAAGGTGCGCGGAAACATCAGCACGGCCTTTCAGCAGCTCCGATCTTGCATGGAAGTCTATCCTGTAATATCCGGATGCATCAAACCGGCTTTTCGTGATCTTTCCGCACTTGTCGCAGATGACCGCAAACATCTTATTCTCCTTTCAGGCTGTACGCTTTCGCGATTTTCCCGTCGATCGCAACCTCCTCCAGATGGTATTTTCCCATCAGCCGCCCGTCCCCGTGCCGGTGCGCTTCCTCGTGGTGCGCCCGGCACAGCGGCAGCGCCCGCATCCCGATGTGGCAGATCTCCTGCCGGTCGCGCCCCATGCCCACGCGGTCAACGTGGTGCAGCTCGGCCCTGCGCCCGCACACCGCGCATTTTTTGTGCGTCGCGCAGGCGTACACGTAAGCGTGCACATCGTCGTGGCACTCGTAGAGCGGTACTTTGCTGGGCACGTCCATGTCCAGCATGAACTCAATTAGCATCGTGATGAACATCCGCGCCTCCGCCATCGTGCAGTCCGCCAGGCTGATCAGCTCATTCGTTAGCCCCTGCGCCACGCGCCGGCGAAAATCCATCTTCATGCACGCCTTCACGTTCTCCGGCGTGTCGCCGCTCCACGCGGATATCTCCCCCATCAGCGCATACGCCTTCCGGCGCTGCTCCGGGCTGATCAGCCGCTTGTCCATCCATACCACCGTCACCTGATCGCTCAGGTTGTCCGCGGGCGGCCTGCTGGTGGCGATGGTCACGCATCCCGCGCCCTCCGCGATCACGCGCCCCGTGGTCAGCATGTCATTCTTCCTCCATGTCTTTCAATGTACGGCCGCATTGCGATCGCGATCCATCCCGCCTGTATCGTCCGCTTGCGGCTTACTGCCGGGCGGTGCTGTGCCGGCTTTAATCCTCTCGCTGTCACCACCCTTCGCAGGTTGCACGGCTGACGGCATGTCTCGCAGTCAGCCCCGCACATCAGGCCCGCCAGCGTACGGTCATCCGCCTCCGCCAGCGCCCGCTTTCCGTACTCGCACGGGCTTTCGCATTCCGCGCACGCCGTCAGGCCATCGCCCAGCTTCGCCTCGTCGCACAGCAGGTGCTCAAGTTTCGCATACGCCATTCACGCTATCCTCCCGGCGGTCCATACCAGCAGCCACGCCGCCATCGCCACATACGCCAGCACCAGCGGGATTGCCACATAGCGCGTCACGTCGCGCTGGTCGCACTCGGACAGCGCGCGGCGTATCTTGCGGTTCGCATGCCCGGCGTCGCCGTTCATGCTTTGCATGCAAGCCTCATGGCCGCCGCTCGCTTTCATGCCGGGTCCCATGCCCGGCATCCGCTCGCTGTTCCTATGGCTCTGCCG